ATCCATTATTATTTTAAAGTCTCTTTCAAATGCTTCTGCCATTGTTCCTATTTCTTTGGTAAATGACTCTATTAAGGAACCAACAAAGGCAAAGACAGAACCAATATCAATCAATCTGTCTGTGACCTTGTCAATTAATCCTGTTGACTGTGTAAACTTCTGAAGTAATCCATTAAATGACAATGTTAGTCCAGATACAGCGACTTGGAAATTTGCAGCTGATTTACTTGCTTGTGGTCCCGTTTGGACTCCAAACTTTTGCGTAAATGATAAGAATTTCTCAAAATCCCCAGCTGCTAATGCTTGATTTAATTTAGCACCTGCCTCACCAAATAGAGTAACAGCAACACGACTTCGTTCACTGGAGTCACCTATATTCTGAAGTAATCTAATACCATCTAACATTATGTCATTATTTGTTCTCAGTTCTCCATTTGTATCTCTAACAGCAATTCCAAATTCATTAAACTTCTTCTCAACGGCAGAACCTTCTTGGGATAGTTGGGCAAATTGACCAGATATAGCACCTAATATTTCATTTAAACTTTCTGCTGGTTGTCCAGATGCAATTAAAGCAAATCTCAATCCCGAAATAGTCTTTGTTGCCAATCCACTTCTGACAGATAAATCATTTAATTCATTTGTTAAATCTGCCATTTTTTTTGCTACAGAAAATGCAGCTGCTCCAACAGCTGCAAGTGCTACAGCAACAGCACCAACAACCGCACCAACTTTGCCAACAGCCATTCCAACCTTTTTAAACTTCCCAAATTTGGAAGATGTTTGATCGGTTTCTTTCTGTGTTTTTTTTAATTGTTTTTCCACATCTTCCAAAGCATCAACAACATCATCCAAACCTTGTTCAGCTGCTTTGGTCTTTAAATCCAAAATGTATTCTACTATATTCTGTGCCATAACTTCCTCAAAGGTATTATATCATATCTGTTAAATCTGATATATTTACTGTTGGAAATAGCATAGCATTTTTGCCCTTACTCTGCTTTTTCAATATTTGCTTAAATCTTTTTGATCTCTCGACCAGGCAATATATACAAATATATAAATCATCAAAGTCTAATTTCATAATATCAGAAGGAAGTCGACCATAACTACGTGCTAACAAGTCTATAATAAATACATAGTTCTTATCACTTTTGAAACATCTCAAGCCGTTTAATTGCCTCCTTCTGACCTTGCATAGCACCATTAATAATGGCAGTTCTATCTTCTGATGAAAAGATACCAACCCAAAGGATATTATTATTTGGGTCCATCTGTTCCAATGCTGTACATAATGACAATTTTTCCCAAGTCTGTCCATTATCTTGAGATGCTCTTTTAATGACCTTACATAGTACTCTATCTTGATCTTCAGATAATCTTGCCATAGTTTCTGGTTTGATACTTTTGGCAAAATCTAATAATCTCATTATCTCACTTTCTTCCAGATCCTCATATCCTTTTTCCTCTGCCTTTTTCCTAATACTATCAATGCCATTTAATCCTACATCTTTGGTATTTATAAATAACTCTTGAGCAAGTAAAGATGAACCCAAACCAATTTGTTCTACTTCAGATGCTGATAATATCCTACATTCCAAAAGTAGCTTACCACCAAAACATTCTATTTGGAAGGAAGTGCTTTTTGCTAACTCATTTAATATTTCCATTGTTACGCCTTTTGATTTTATGAAATTTCCTACTTATGAAATAATCTGACCAACCCATCTTCTGCTGTAAATATTTATAGAGCAAATCCAGTTCTGCATTGGTAATTTTATACCCATAATAACTAATACAGTATAATCTATTGTAATCTATACCAGTTGCTTTTGATACAAACATTGTATTAGTTTTGCATCTTTCATATATAAATTGCAATAGTTCTTCATCCATTAATTTGCTATTCCAGAACTTTGATTATTAGTTACTCTTATTCTTATTGGTTCATTTGATGAATCACCCTCACCAACAAATGTCATAGTTCTTTCTAATGCTCCAAATGTATTTATTGCATCATCATAATCTGTTATGTAGCAGTTACGAATTAATATATTACAAATGTCACCATCTGGACTATTTGTAAATGCAAATTCTACATCTGATTGAGTTCCTGCTAAGTATGCATCATATAAAGCATTATCTTCCATTTCCAAAGTTACTGACAATGTTATTTCACGTATGTCATTGGTAATTGGTTCTAGTGTTTTCTTGTCTCCCAATACGTTTCTTCTTTCTAGTTTATTATCTAGAGACAACTCAAAACTTTTCATCTTATAAGTAGCAGAATTATAATTTAAATCTCCACTTTCATAATGGAAGATCTGACGACCACTTCCAAAAGATGAGGTTGTAGCTGCTCCTCTTGAATTTGCATCTTGTGCTATAAGTTCAAAACTTGCTGTCACTTCCTCACCAGCAGAACCAGATATGGACATGCTTGCAACCTTACAGCCCAAAAAAACCTCATAAGAACCAGTACCACGTTGTAGTCCTACAGATAAACTTGGCAATTCTCCATCACTTGCTGGTTCATAATCATGTTGATATCTTGGGTCTTCAGATACTCCCAAATCGGTAGTAGTAACAGCACCCAAAGATGCCTTTAACAGCATTCCAGAACCTTCATAGAGTAAAGGAAGATCAATGGAACCACCAACATTCAAAAAAGCCTCAAAGTGACCATTTTGGAAACCACCAGCACCAGATTGACTTAGATGTGTTTTGCGTTCTTTTTCCTGTGTTTTTTGGAAAGATGCAGATATGATTCTATTATTTACTGGTGTTGATGCAGCTATAGTTCCATAGGTTGTTTCCTCACCTATTTTAATAAATCCACCACGTCCAAATTGTAATGCCATTGTAATCTCCTAAGAAGGTAATAATTTTCTAACTTGTAATAATGTACTCAAAACAAATATTTCACTATCTGTTGATTTGATAATTAATCTTACCACATAATCCGTATCATCAGAACCTGCTTGTATTCTAGTTCTGACCCAATTATTTATTGCTCTAGACTCATTTAAAGCATACATTGCTGTTTGGTCTGTACCGCCACTATTTAATACTTCTATCTCAAATGACTCTATTCCTTTAAAGTCCAATCTTTCATTATATGGCAAACTTCTTGGTGCTAGCAATTGTGCATATGGGAACCAAATGTCAATCTTCTCAGAAGGATCTTTTTGGATAATTGTAGTTGGTACCGTACTCAAACTGCTCTTATTTCCTACATTGACAATATTGCCAAATGGACTACCCAAATAAATATATCCAGTTAAAGCTGTAACTATTGTGACTGGTGTTTCGTGATCTGTTGTTTCTTCTGGATAATCCCAATATATATACATCAAATGCATACTACTTTCTTCGGTAGTTGTTATCTGAAAAACATTTATAGATAATGACCTATTGGAATAATTAAACCCTTTTTCAAATTGTACTAGAGCATCTCCACTTTTGTCAGTTACTACAATGTCATTACCATCTGATCTTATATTATCCCAAAAGTCATCCCAATCACTTGGCACGTTAAATTGTACTTGTGCATTGGCGCCTGTATGACCTGAACCATCTACAGTTATAGGCATTCTCCTGCTATAATTATCGTCATACCAACTCATTTAAACACCATATTGACTTTGATGAGTAATTCTTACTTCTAATAAACTTATACCACATTGACTTATACCATATTCCTCACCATCTTGAGATGTAAAATTAACAATAACATCTTGAGTCAATCCTGATAATCCTAATGTTCTATCTTCTGTAATTGCTTTCTGTACATCACCAGCCAAGTTCATAGCATTCTTAATTCTAGAATCTAGATTATGGCCACCAGCATAACATACAATTTGATAAACACTTTCACCAAAGTATCTTCCCAAAGTTCTGCCTTGTTGTTCTATCGTATCAATGAAAACGATACTAGCAGATGGAACTTGTGGAGAACTAACAACAGCACCAATAACTACTCTATCCGTTAAATCTAGTTCTGAAAAGCCACTAGAAAAGTCAGTAGCTACTAATACTTTTAATCTTTCCAAAATCTGTACATGTATAGTGCTACTCATCTTCAATCCACTTCCAAAGCCACATTAAACAAATTAGCCAAGCGACTAGGTAATAACTTTGATTCTGCGTTGACTGCGCGACCCATATAATAACGAGGACTAATATATTTAGTACCAAATTCCACATAATTTGCATAATTAACATCTCTGTTTCTTCCAGAACCACCTGCCCTCATAACTATTCTTGGAGTACCATTTGGGGCATCTATCAAGCCAGTTATAGAAGATCTGAGTCGTCCAGTACGCACTTTTGGATATCGTGTAGCATTTAATTTAGCATCTCGTTCCATTCGTAAAGCAGATGTAGTTAATATCCTTTCTAATTCATTTATTAAATTGTGATCTGCCCTTCTCATTCTTTTGAGGAAGTCATTAAAAGATAGCTGAGACATTTCTATAACCTCTCAAAATTTCTTTTACTTCTTCTGGCATTGTTCTTGGAGATAAAGAAACCGTAGAATTTCTTTGTGTTATACTTTGATTCCCTTGACTGTTTTTTGCTCTTTGGAGATGGGAACAATACACACATATAGCATGAACCAAATCAGAAGGTGGATTTGACGTATTATAGCCAAATGTACCTACTATTTTGATTGCTTGATAGCCAGTGTCAAAAGTCTCTGAACTATCATCTTTAATCTGTATTCTGCCAAGCTCTCCAAATATCTCGTATTGAGATGATGCTATTTCATCATCTGTTCCATACTTCCTATCTGGATCACTATGCAAAGATGTTATAGAAACAATTGGTTTAAGAGGGCATTGTAATACATAACTAAGTCCATACATAGGACCATCAGCATATAAAGTATATGTTGACTCATCTAATGTATAGACTGTGCTTGTATCTGGAAGGGAAAAACCCAAATAACGTGCTATGAATGACTCTACCCTGGCAATGAGCAAAGTTAGTTCTGCATCTAAATTAGTGCCTTGTATCTCTGGAAGATACTGTTTTAAAGTAGATGCAGAAACCAAACTCATTCATAATCCTGTCTATCGTGCCAAAGCAAGTTTAAGAGCAAAATGTACTGTTGGAGTACCAGCAAAAGTACCATCTTCATCTATTTCGATTTTGATGTAATCTCCTGCCTCATATACCAATTCATCTTGTGCCTTATCAATAGCAACTTCCTCACCAGTTAATTGAGCCAAATCATCTGATGAAGTGTCTCTATCAGCAACTACAGAACCATCAACCCCATATACATTAAATGTAAGGAAGTTTACGGCATTTGCAGTTATAGCTGCTTCTGACATGATATAAACTTTTTCGAGTCTACACTTTACTGGAACTTGTATGTATTTAACAATATCAGAACCAGCAAATGCAATTTCTTTTTCTAATAATAACATTTTAAACCTCTTGATTAAATAGGAAGATCGTAACCATATACAACGTTCTTAACTGCCTCAGCATCTGGACTATCCATAACGGCTCTCATAGTGGATACAATTTGGATAGCACCGCTGGTAATATCCTTGTCAGACTCGACAGTAATTTGACGACGATTGTATTGATACCAACTATCTGTATTGAAAAGAACAAATCCAGTTTTATTCTTTGTTACATTGTCAAAGATACCATCACCATTCATATCAGCACCAATAAATCTGCTCATTACAATGGGAATACCAGCAAGTGACGCAAGTTGACCAGTCAAAATTGTTGCTTGTGGCCCAAACTTTTCCAAAGTTACTACTTGGGTCAATTGTAGGAAGTTAGCAACCAATGCCTCTGGAGACACTACACAAACTTTATTGCCAACAGCAAGTTCACCCAATTGGGCTACGGCATCCATAAATCCAGCAAAATCCATAGCAGAACCGCCAAAGTCTTTTACAGAAGATTTATCAATAGCAGCATGTCGCATTCCACGGAAAAGACGACGGTGATCAGAACTTCCACCCAATCCAGATGAACCCCATCTTTCACGAATATTCCAAGCATCCAAACCAGTGTCACCATGTGTAGATGCAGAATCACCATTAATCATGCAATCTTCAAAAGCATCTTCTAGATCTTGAGATATTTGACGTGTCATAGCAGGGATAATAGCAAATGCACTATCTTCAGCAGCTGCATCATCAATATTCATTAATGTAGCAAGACCCTTTGCTCTAATTGTCTTCTGTTCTGTTTCAATTGTAGAAGATTGGTATTTTGCCAAATCATCTGTCAATTGTCCTTTAATGTACGGACGACCACCACGATTTAACTTTGGAATAAGTAATGTTTCTCGTTCCATGTTTACTGTAGGAAGTAAAGCACGCAAACCTCTTGGGATCTCAAAAGTTTGGTACAAGTCTGTGGAAAACTGATCTGGGATCCATTCAGCACCAACACCAGCAGAATCAGTAAACGCTTTATTTACAGCTGCTTTCATGAAAGAAGGTGCTTTTTGGAGATGGTTGTATAACTTCATATCTGCTTTTGGAGTATGAGGATCTCTCATAATCATACGTGCCAAAGATCGTTCTTGGGTCATCTCACAAAGATCTGCATGCCATTGGTTAGCATATACAGATGCGTTCAAAAGTCCTTTTTCTTGGATATTTACTCTGCCTTGACCTGTTACATTTTTGGATACATTTTCAGTATTCCATTGTATGTCACCATTTTCTTTTTGGTATTGTTTTAAAGCAAAGTCATTATTTCCAATTTCTGGAGCATGTGTAGCTGTTTGCCCTTCTGCTATTAACTTCTGTGCTTTTTTAAGATCCTTGACTTGATCCTCAAAATTTCTAAGTCTGTCGTCAGTGTTCTTTTGATGTGAAACAATGCCGG